CTCATATTGTTATCATCAGCAGTATAACAAAATTCTTGCCAAGACCTCTTAACTGCGTAGATGGACAAACCAATACCTGACAAAAAACCAGATAGAGCCGACACAAAATAAAACATTCTATTTACTCTCCTTCACGAGTCGCCAGTCATACACTAGGTAGTCCTCGCCTTCCTTCATGTACTTGTCCAGCGACTCCAGGCCTAAGTCTAGCATAACCTTGTCAGTGTCAAGTGACTTTTTTCCAGCCCTGAGAGCTGGTGACCACTGCTTCCTACCGTCTTCAGACCTTACCGGACCATGCCTCTTAGCCCAGTCCTTACAGTGTTCAGCCACCTTGTTAGCCAGCTCTCCTAGCCCCTTGGCGTCAACTAGAGCTTGTCTAATGTCGGTTTCGGTAGCCGTGCCATCGAAAAGTTTGGAAAACCTATTTTCATTTCCCAAATCCACCAAATGGGCAGGACATGAATCTCGCTTCCAACAGCTACTACAATGTGTTCCCTTGGTGTAGTTGTCGGAATTGTTGTTACAAGCAGTCCGAATTCTTTCTTTGATGGCTTCGAAATCGAAAGTGTTAGTCTCCGTGACGTTGCCATAATAATGCTTTCCATCGGAAGCATCCCAGATGCCAGTGATATACTTGCTACGACCCTTCATCAGCGCAAAGGCAAGTCCATATCCATGCAACTGAAGGGATTCGCAACGGTCTTTTACCGCGAAGATTGAGGATTTGATGTCTGAGATAACAACCAAATCAAACTGAGGAACATCCCAGGCCATATCCAAATGGCCAGCTGTCATCAATTCTGGAATACCCTGCAGGTCAAATTGTGTTAGCTTAGAATCCAGAGAAAGAAAAGCAAAGTCGTGAGTAAGACCAAGAACCTGTTCCTTAATAGCATCTTCGTAGTTCAACTCAAGAAACATACCGTCTTTCTTATAGATAAACGGCTTCGGTTTCTTCCACCTGCGAATCTCAGTCAAGTCCTGCTCTGAAAGCTTCTTCGCTGTCTCTGGCCAAATGCCTGTTTCACAGTACGAGTGAAACACAGTTGACCGGAAAGCATTGGAAGTGTCTACGTCTACTCCTAGAGTATCAGATTTACCACAGAATTCCAATGTTGGGAGACTAGATATCCGTCGCATTTATTTCTCTCCTCAAAGTCTTAAAATAACCCTTACAATGTTCAATTACATGCTCAGGGTCACTTCCGTGCGTAGCTCCCAATAAATCAATCAAAACATATAGCATCTGCATCTGAATATGAAACATCTCATCTTTGGAAATGAATTGGCTATATGAATCGATATGAATCGCAAGAGTTACGGCAAGGTCAGTAGCAATCCTACTTGACCGGTGAGAGGCCTCTTGTGGATGAATTGCCACCGCTTACTCCGTTACCTGTTGTTTGACCTATGGTTGTAGCTGTGTATGTGGTCATTCCAGCTGACCCGCCAATTCCAACCAATTGAATCGGCTCTAACGATTTCACAGCCGTCCGATGGCCAGCCTTATAAGCCTTTTCAAGAGCCTCGGGAATCGTCATGGCGCTCTCATTCAAGAGCGTCTCTAAAGCATTAAGGATTGGTAGGTCCATCAGAAAGGAGCCACTCCTTTGTGTAGGACCAGCAGCTCATAAAGCTTAATCTTACCAGCTGGAGGAAGCTTAGCAGCTGAGACAAAATCCGGGAAGTCTTGAGGATGTTCCTTACAGAACTTGTCAAAGTCTTCCATCTTCCAGACCAACTGCTTCATTGCATCGGTTAGCTTTTCTCCGATGGAACGCGAATCTTTTGGTGCTTCCTTATTAGGAGCACTTGCTTTTTGCGCTTCGCTCCCATTCTTTGGAGTTTCAGTGTTTCCAACTTCTGATACATGCTTTGGTTCCACACTTTCTGCCTTAGACGTCTCTGCTCGCTTAGGCTGAGATGGAACAAACTTGGAAGTTTGAGTTGAACTCTCCACCAAAGGACTCTCAAAATCATCGGCATCTGGGTCTCCCTCCAACCCAAAGAAGTTAGTTAGCTGATAACGCTTGTAATAAGTGGCGTTAGCTCCAAACACCTTTGGGTCACTATCTTGGTTGACCTTTAGTGTAGACGCGATAACGGCTCCGTGTCCAGCTACCACAAGGGTGATAGAAACCTTACCTTCTTCCTCTGAATGTAGAGGTTGCAGAAAGGTAACACCATTCTCAGCAAGAGCAGGCTTAATGCAGCGCACAACCTTATGATAAGGAGCGTACTGAAACTTACGGTCTTTGCCTACTTGACCAGTAGCGGTTCTAGGAAGGTCTGGAAAGCTGGCGCTTGCCTTGCCGATGGCATCGTAAAGTTTATGCAAGGAACCAGGGTCCTGCTCATTGAAAATCAAACTCTCGTTACTCATACAATCTCAAAGTCCTTATGCGGAATCATTAGTTTAGGATTAGGAAACAACCTGCATTTGTTTTTGTCAAGCCCTGGACATGTCTGCTCTGCTCGATTTAGAGCAGTATAACCATTCTTGGCTCTTACAACAATGCAAGGCGTAACAGCATTGATGTCGTTTCGTTCTTCAATGACAATCCACTCAATTTCTTTATCAGGGCCAGGGCCAACTTCTACCGTATTATTCTTGGTGAAGTAATTAGACATACAAACAATCTCCATTGCTCAAGAGATGAGCAGGTTTGCCAAAAATCTTTTCAGTAGCCGGAACGTTTGCCTGAATCATATACACTAAACACTTTTTCTTCTTAAGTTGTTCAATATAGTTCTTCAGATATACGTGGTTACTGGTGTTGAATCCACCACTGACATAGTCAATTCTGGCGTCAGTGGTCCATTTGATTCGAGGAGGCTCCAAGTATACAACGTCACCTTCGTTAGCGTTAGTTAAAGCAGCTTCCCAGTCGGTATGAAACACCCATTGACACCAACGATTTAGATAACGAGAACATCTGTCAATACATTCAACGTCTTTAGAGATTTCTCGGTTACGGTCAATGAACTGAGATTCTCTCCATCTGCCATCGGCAGAGCTGGCACGATTTACATAGATGTAAGCAGATGGGGTTGATACGGCCATCTTCATGTTGTCAAAAAACGTCTTAGAATTGTTCTCGCAGTACCGGAGAATCATCTTCTGAAGCCGTTCCGGCTCGTCTCTTACGGCCTGGTAAGCATTGATTAGGTTCCGGTCTGAACTTGACAGAAAAGCCTTCTCAAAAATCCTTCCGTTTTTATATAGATTAAAGAACACCTCTCCAGACTTCAGAAAAGGCTCATAAAAATTCTTGAACCTAATCGGTAAGTGAAAGGCTATCTCGTCAGGATTCGATTGATTTGGTTTCAGGAATGTTTGCATGTGCCCACTGAATCACTTGTTCAGACATCTTCCACTTATTTTTATAGTCAAACTCATCAATGTCAGCGTTGTCAAAGCAAGTAAAGTCAAACACTGGCGAGTTAGGTTCTTTGGCTATGTCGCAGTAAGTCTCGTGTGACTTACCATCCGAGGTTACTAGTGAGCAGTAAACCCGATAATGCTTCACTGGAAGTTCAGGATACAACAACCGCTTCTCATATCGTTCAATGACTAGCTTCGCCATCACAGCCTCCGTTTTCGCTTCTTCTCTTTCAAAGCGTTATCTTCACAAAGCTTTACAAGTAACACTCTCTGGGGTTCCCATAGCTCATACCACAGCTTCATCTCTTCCTTGTGTTTATGAGTGGCGTCTAACGCATGTACCGTGTTGTCTCTTAGGTTGACCCGGTACACGTACTTATAACTCTTGAGCCATTCTACCTCAACCTCGGGAACCTTGCCAGTGCTAAAGGCCATTAACTTGGTCTCTATCAAGTGGCCAGATATCTTCCTCACCAAATAGATAGTTGAACCTATACTCAATTCGGATTCTTTTAAACCCGCTAAATCTTTAACGAATTCCATTTTGTATATTAACGGCCCTAATCAGAAATGCCTTGTCAAGCAGACTCGGGCCCTATATGCTAGTATCCAGAGTAGCTGAGGCTGCGTTATACGGCTTCGGAACCCCCGGACGGGCAGGGAGGGAACTGGTCAATCTGGTTTCGCCTTGTCCGTTTTCTTTTGTCCGCCAGAAGAAATATATTCTCAGCCGTATTCGTAATTTCTTTCATCATTAATTGATACGGCTACTCGCTCAGAGTAATAACCGTTAGACTCTCCCAACCAACGCACCGTCACGTATCCCTTAGTGGTGGCAAACTTATAAAATGTCCAAGTTTGGCAATCGTTTCCACTGCGCGACTTTGATGCACTGTCATCAAATTCAAATTCAGCCATAAGTATGGGAGAATCTTCTAAATCCCTGTAATCTCCATCTACTTGGACAATTTCTACGGACTCGCAACAATCCTTGTCATGAAAGAATTCTATTGTAAGAGTTTCAGACTTAAAAACAAGAGTCTCTTCATCCTCTTGTTTAACCTCTGAGAATAACTTGCCTATCATCTCTTGAATTATCATATATATCCAGAAAACTATTTGATTACTTCTTCTACCGGCAAAAGCTCGGGCTTTTGCTCCGGAGCAGGCTCCTCCTTGGCTACTGGCACGATACCTAGCATCTTTGCTCTAGTGTCAATTGCATCCTTTAGCTTAAGGTAAATGTAGATCTCTTGTCCGTCATTCTTGGGCATAGAGTAGTCCAAGAACCATTGCGTCGCAGCGTCTGCGATCTCCTTATTTAGGTCAGCTTCTTCCTTAACCTGAGTCTCTGCAGCCTTCTTGATATCTCTAAAGGCAGAGTCCGCGCGTGGTCCTTCGCCAGTGGCGTCGTATACTTTGTAAAAATCAACCCACTTATCCAGTGGAACTTTAGTAAAATCCAATTCAGTTTTCATTAGAATTTATCCTCGATAGTTCCCTGAGAACTTTTCAACGATACCTTTTCTCGTTCAATCTCTTCTTCACCAAACCTAAGTCCGCATTCTTTGCAGACAATCCCGTCAACACGCCAAGGCATTGAACCGCATTCCCAGCACTTCTTTTCCTTTTCTTTCACCTTTTCCCCATGAAAACGCATTGACTGTTTATACAGTCCTTTGCGTGACATCCGCACGTTTCCGCCGGGTCCATATGATATATGATTCATAATTAACCGTCACCGGAACCGTAACCGTCACCGGAACCGTAACCGTAACCGTAACCGGAGCCGTCCCCGCAACCGTAACCGTAACCGGAGCCGTCCCCGCAACCGGAACCGTAACCGTAACCGTAACCGGAGCCGTCCCCGCAACCGGAACCGTAACCGTAACCGTAACCGGAGCCGTCCCCGCAACCGGAACCGTCACCGTAGTTCGTTTTCACAGTGCCCAGCCCGCATTCCTGCAAGCGTTGTAAGCACCTTCGCTGCTTTCATGAATCTCGCAACAGCCTGTAACCGTCACATCAGACGGTTCTGCAACACGAGAAAAACCATCTTTGGTGCATCCGTTCTTTGCTAGCTCACTAGTGGTGTTGGCTCCCTTCCATCGCCAAATCTTCAACCCATCCTTTAGCTTGACAATATCACCCTTTTCCGAGATGCACTTACCAATCCAAGCTCCAGATTGCCCCGAGCGAACCAAAACATAACGAGTCTTTGCAGTCTTCTTAGTTGCCATTATAATTATCCTTAATATTCGTGGTGAAAGACAACAGGATACAGACTCCTCTATCCGTATCCCGTTGAGTAGAGTTGAAGGTCTTATACGGTCAGCCGAAGCCTTCTAAGGGTTTATCCGTTATTTATTACCGCCACGGAATCGGGCGGGTGATTAATGCCCGTTAGTTAGCGTCCAACGGGTCCAAAAGACTGACAGGGTGTTACGGAAACTGTCATAACCGGCTAGAATCCCGAAACTCACGACAATGTTTTTGGCTTACCAAAGCCCTTTTCCACGTCTGAGGCCGAATCTCAAACTACGGTATCTAGCTAGCGGAATCGAACCGCTATCAATTTGGCCGTACGGTACCACGGACCCGGGTGCGTTTATATAAGTCCGCTTGACTATTTAAAATTTACTACAGACTTCCCGCTGTAGTACCGGTTCGTGGTTATCTGCTCCACGTAGCATAGAATTACGCAATCAGGCCAGGAACGTTCTCATTAACCAGCTTGAGCGCAGCAGGCGAGCACTTCTTCACCAGCTTAGCCTGACGCTCCTTAGAACTCTCCAGGTACTGGACAAGCTTCTCTGCCTGCTTAAAGGGGTTACCAGCGAGGCTCTCAAGCACATCAAACGCGCTACGCTTGCCAGCGGCACCGGGCTCAGTCGACTCAGTCTCAAACGCTTCATTCTCAAACGACATAATTTAGTCTCCTTCTATTAATTGGTTTGGTTACCGGTTCGGCTCCTTAGACCCGCATATCTGCTTCGCATAGCGGGGCGTTGGGGTCCAACGCTTTACTTACCGGCAACCGTTAACTTCAGTCCTCAATATAGCTAAGCAGAGTCTCACGGTCAAGTACGATTAGTGCTCGGCTGATGTTTTTCTCGCTCGCTGTGTGTACTGCAGACTGAACAGCGTTCCATGCATCATTCAGGCTGCGTAGGTGCGGACTGCGCGGGAGGAAGATTGTCTTTAGTTTGTCGTTGTTTACGTTCTTTGTTGAGTCTGTATAGTTGGGCATTGAGAATCTCCTCTTCTCTGTGTTCCTGGTAATACTTACGACGTCTAGCGCGTTCTTTGTCACGATTCTTTAGATAGTAGAAAGCGCATCTGTCCTTATTCTTTTGCTTATCCTTGGCCCAATACTTCTTTTGAGCACAGTTAGCACATTGGGAACCGCCACGATAAGTGGCTAGCTGTGGGCAAGTTTGGCAACGATTCCAAGGTCTACTCATTGCGCTCACACGGTGAGAATCGCCGGAGGTCTCACGGCGCTTCTGACATGTCGCGCATAGTTTGCCAGTCTTATATCTGGTCTTCTTAGTGCAATTAGGCGTTGCGCAATTGTTCCATTCCATATTCAATTAGCTTCCAACCGCCGATACTTATTCATAAACCGGCCGTTCCTCACTCTGCATATCTTCAATCAGTTTCTTACTGCGGGAGATGAAGACAACAGTGTCGTCTCCTCCGATAACGGAACCTCTACCTCTAGGACAAGAGGGATACTCTTCTCTAAGAATTCTGACAGTGGCGAGCAAGTCCCTGAAACCACCGTCGCATTCTGCAATCTCCTCCACCTCATACCAATCGTAGTACCAGCCGCCTTCTTCGGGTCCGCCGTAGTGCCTGCTAATCGACACTACCCCTGCATAGATAGGAGGGCTCTCGTCGTCAGCTAGAGCACCCTTTCGCATGTCAGCTTCAAACGCTTTCATCTCTCCAGTGAATAGGCCGTTAGGTTTCCCGAAGAATTCAGCGCATGCCGCATGGTCGACTAACTGAACAACCGGAGGCTTCTTATACCGAATCATGGTTATCTCCTTTACGGGTACTGAGTTTCAATCTTTGCCCCATTGTCTTGCTGGGCAGTTGCCCTTGTTCGGATAGCAGCCTTCGTATCCACAATCGGCGCACCCGTGGAGTTTCAGGCTTGCCGCTCTACACCAGTTGCGCGACTGACTATCCCACGCAACCTCCACCTCATGTCCTGTCATGTTATACCGATTAATATCGGTAACCGTGCCGGTATCATAGTCATCAGTTCCGGGCTTGCCCGGTTCAACGCGCATGCCTACACGTACTCTGTTTTTATGCATATCAGTACCTAGCCAGATGCGGGTTATCATTCAACACCAGTTGTCGAGCTGGCTGGCCAATGCTTCCCATCAGCTCGCTAATCTTGTCCTCAAGCTTGCGGATACGGTCACTGACATAGTTGGCTTCCTTCAAAGGGGAGCCGCCTAGGGCCTTAATCATCTCCTTCTCAGTGCGCTTGATGCGAGTCTTCGGTTGCTTACTAGAAGCCAGCACCGTCGCATCCAACGGGCCAACGGAATCCACTAGCTTCTGAAAGCGCGCACCCTTCGCCTCAGAAGTCTCGGGGGTAGTTTCAATGACTTCTCCCGTCTCAGCATCAAAAGGGACTTCAATCTCCAGCGTCTCATTCTCGAACATGATTACTTTCCTCCGGCGCCAAGCGCCAGTGTTAGGATTATCACACACCAGTAGGGATTAGTTTCCCACATCGCACGGATTGTTTCAGTCATTCCAGCCCAGCAATTGGCAAGCATGCCTGATGCTCAACTCTTGCTCGTCATGCCGTGCGGCATAGGCGGCGGCGGCGGAGGCGTAGGCGGCGGCGTCGGCGGCGTAGGCGGCGTCGGCGGCGGCGGCGGAGGCGTAGGCGGCGGCGGAGGCGTAGGCGGCGGCGTCGGCGTACTCTTTCGCCCGTCTGGCACAAGTGTCAGCCCATTCCTTACGCTGCGCACTTGGAAGCATGCCAGCACACACACGGATCGCATCGCTACGCTCAATGCTGAGCAACACCCCTAGGACTGTCTCAGTTTGTGCGCGGTCAAGTAGTGTTTGCAGTTGTTCATCCGAGTAGCAAAGATTTAGAGCACTAGTTCGCAACATATCCACTGTTAGATTATGAGCCATCTTATTATTCCTTGATAGTTGTTAAACCTGCTTACATGATTGCGGATACTAACCTAGCTAATATCCGCTGTCACAAAAGTTGGTTACTTATTGTTGCAGGCTCGCTTCCAGTAGCGCAGCGCAAGCGCTGCTCTTACAACCCAGACGTGGTACTCCGCGTCACCTCGCATCTTGAGCGCGTAGGCCGTCTCTCTCAGCCAGAGGTGATGGTCCCAAAGTTGTGCTTTGCTCATATCCACTCGATTCCCAAGGTGTAAAGGATACTGGAGACTACATCTCCCAATTCGTGATTCGTATCGAAACCGTGTTGCTCACACTCGGTAAGGAAGTCCCAAAGCCCATCTTGGGTGAAGTCTACGTTGCCACCCGGGTAAACAGCATCTAGCTCTCTGCAGTTGCGAATCTCGTACAGGCCATCTTGACCCAAGTCATCATCGTAGGCTTGACGGAAGTCACGTTCTAGTGGGAGGAAACCCCAGGTCATCGACTTGCGCATCTTACTTCCCCTTCTTAGCGGTACGGACACAGCGCCAAGCAGTGCGGATAACGTTGGCGCCGTCTGCGGTCTGAGCAAAGTCAGTTTCGTACTTGCAGACCTCGGTCGAGCCGTCTGCGTAGACCTTGGTAGTAGTCTTGGTGTCAGTCGCACCGGCAACGCCGGCCATGGTTCCGAGCAATAGACCAACGATTGCAGCGTAGTAATACTTTTTCATATTCACTCCTAGTAGTTTGGGGCAGTAAGAGGCTCCTCCTAAGAGGAGCTACGTACCGGCTCAGACTTACCAACACTTACGAGCGATTCTGACCTGACGCACAGCCTCTTTAACCGCTTGCTCCCTGGTAGCGGCCTTGACGGATACGATAACGATATTGTTCCTGAATACCTTACACCAGATAGAGCCGGTTAGTTTTGCCGAGCCGATTAGCGATAGTTGATACGTTGCATTCATCGTTAGCTCCTGACCTATTGAACGGTTACTTGGTAGAAGACTTGAGAGCTTGTTTGATTAAAAGAGCGATGAAGGCGCTGTTAGAATCAAACTTGGCTACCGACGTCACCTTGATTGTCTCGCTCATCACAAGATACATGATAGCAGAGCGAAGACTTGGCGCAACCGAAAAACGAATGAGTCGTTGTCTTTTTTCTAGTTTGAGCTGCAGGTGAGATTATCAGGATTGTGTAGTGGTTGGCATAATCATTGGTAGTGCCAGAAAGCTTTGCTCGGCTCCGCCGAGCAATCAGACTCAGACCGGTTGTTCGGTTATGGCTGGATGTCAATACGTCAAGTCGTTTGACAGATTGTCAATTGGTTTAAGGCTGAACCATCAGAGCCGATGGCCGAATTGGACAAGGGTAGGTAGAAGGTAGACCTGATGGGCAGCCCATTCTCTCCCATTCCCCATCGGATTACTGTAATACAACCAGGGAGATACATACTGCACATTCATTCACTGTATCCAAAATCAGATGTACAGATGTGTAGCATCGCACACATCGGGACATCGTCATCTCAACTTTGACTGATGTTCAGCTAACCTGAACTCAGTCCGCTATCCGGGTACACACCAAGTCTCGGATGCTGGAACAGGTGGGGTACTACCAGTGCGAAATTTCAAACGAATCAGTTTTGACTAATAGTCACTACTATTTGCGAGGTTAAACAGGAGACTAAATCAATCTCTGTGCTAGAGCAGTCATTAAAGACAGTATGTTTCCGTCCTTAGCACAGCTGGCAATGCAGAACTCAGCTACTCTCTCCGGCCCGGGGGGGGAGGAGGGCCGTCCTGAATATAACGTGCCGGAAGGCACATCCATTAATCCGTGTTGAAGACCGCGTTGTTCTCAATGATGAGAACCGCTACCCTCTGCCGCGCTTCAGTTATCATTGATGATAACTTACGCTGTGCAGGCAACACAGTGTGTACTTGGCACCGCTACGCTACTCCCCTCCGTGCTCGCCGCTCCGCTTTACGCTCGCAGACGTAGGGGGAACGACTAGCATTATATTGATGGCCACTGGGCCGTACAACACAATACGACGCTTAGAGCTGAGGTTTTTCGATAGCATCTAAATGCTTGTAAGTGATGCCCTTTATGCAATTGTCAGCGGTTCGCCGCGATATGTTTAATTCTTTGCAGAGAGAGGTGACTGACCTTGTCCTAGATTCTTTGCGCAAGTACAGTGCCTTGTCGTCAGATAGAATCTCTTTTGCTCCCACCTTAGTCTTAGGTTCTCTGCTTTTTAGAATTCTTCGAATCGTCTTCTGTGTGCAAATCTCTCTCGCTAGTAGTTTCTTTTCCTTTATGAATTGCTCTTTCGCTTCGAAGTACTCTTCTGCGGTAAGCATGGTCCTCTTCGTCTTGGTCATTGAAGATATCCTCCAGCGCATCAATGCGCGCCACTGGTCTTAACTTAGGTCTGAGTCTTTTGAACTTAATCACCGCAACAAATCACCGCGCCACTTGGGACTTTTATCCAAAAAGTAACCTCTGTATCCTCGCTTGGCGTTTTCATCGGGCCCAATTTCAATAGTAATCTCTACCATCTTCTTCTTATTCTTATCCCAAACTTTTGCCTTAGTAGTCATTGGGTCTCGGTTGTCTGCCTGATATCCCTGTGCCAAAATTTGCTTGGCCCAGTCTTTGCCGATACTGCGTTGGTCGCTCATAGAAGCAGAGTTTAGCATGGCCCGGCCAAACAATCTATGGTTGTCGCTTGACCGCCGCTAATAACCATGGCATTATCTGAATATGGAACTCAAGAAGCCTTACGTGGAAGATAATTTTGTTCGCACCAGGTTTTACGATAAATGCAATTATTGTAACGGTGTTGGCTGTGCCTTAAATGATGTATCTTTCTGTGAAGGTAAGGCCTATTGTGTTTGTCGATATTGTGGAGGTAGCGGTTCTGTTTTCCGCTACGAAAAGATTATGACCAGAGTTGATCAACCTTTTCCTTTGGCCACAGACTGAACTTTCTTTAAGAACCTTTCACCCTGCAACCCACGAATCACCCTCAATACCTTGTATGTCTCTTGCAATGTCAGTGGTGCATATTCTTTGTTGTTTAATTTCCATAAGTGGATACCAGCTTTGGAGCAAGCAGATTTCACGTTTGCGTAACCTGTATACCTTCTTATGTCTGAAATGTAAACTCCAGGAGGTCTGAACTGTTTGACTTTTATCGCCATAGATTATAGGAAAAGATTCTGGTCACGAGTCCTGAAACTAGACTCTGGTTGCTGGGAGTGGACCGGAGGAAAGGATGGATTTGGATATGGTTCGTTTTCTTTCAGGAATAAATCAGAACGTGCACATAGATTCTCTTTTGCGCTACATAACGGGCAAATACAAAGGGGAAAGTGCGTGCTTCACAAATGCGACAACCCTCCGTGCGTAAACCCTGAACATTTATTCTTAGGAACCAGGGCAGAGAATAACTTAGACAAGAAAATAAAAGGCAGAAGCCGAGCACCTTGTAGATTGTCGGAAAATGATATCAGATGTATTAGAGCGCTTAGACATTGGTCTAGATTTAGTGTAAGAGAAATTGGCAAGGAATTCAACTTATCAATTGGAATGGTATCGCTAATATGCAATAATAAATCATGGAAAACTGTACAGACCAATTTCAAAAGCTTGTAATTTACAACCAATGGTTCTTTCCTTGGCGAGCACCGTCAATGAATGACTTGGTGTTTCTGAAGGGAAGCAATGGAAAGATTTCTTGGATTCCAATCGGTGGCAAGAAACGTAATCCCAATCAATTTAACATGTATAATCAGTTGAAGCAACAGTGGACTAGTAGGGTCTGCACTTATGTTGTTAAGACTGGTTTCAATAAAGTCAAATCTGCATACTTTCATTATCTTCTAGTAGAACCTAACGTTAAACGAGACCCATCTAATATTGTCGCTTCAGCTTGTAAGTTTATTGAAGACGGACTTATCAAAGCTGGAGTCATTGAGAACGATGGTTGGAAACAGGTTCTGGGTATCAGGCCTTACTGGATTCTTGATAGAGAATCTGAAGGTGGAGTTTTTCTAGTGATGGCAAATGAGCATTTGAGCCATAACGCAATAGAAAGTTACTACAACCAAAGGAAATAAGATGCTAAGTGAAGAGGAAGAAGCTCTTTTATGTCTAACCGAGGAGAGCGCTGAACTTATACAATCTATTACTAAGATTTTCCGTTTTGGTATCTACACAAGACACAAAGATTTGCCATCCAATGCAGAGGCTTTCGAGAATGAACTTTCAGACGTTCTGGCGTGTGTGATGATTATAAAGAAACTGCGCATTGTAGACTCTGCGATGCTACACGATAAGATTTCCAATAAGTTGATAAGATTGTCCAAATACTCTAACAATCAATTCTTCATCAAAACATGCACAGAAGTTTTTGAGGAGCATCAAAAAAATCATGGAAAGTAAGTACATTCGAAAGACTTCGATTATCGAAATCAAGAATCTAAAGTTTGGCCATGACTACCCAAAAAGAACAGCAAGTTCAGTTATCGTTATTGAAGGAGCAGGAACAGCAAATCAAAGAGCTATCGAAGCAGAATTCGTTGGAGGGGATAAAGGCTGCAGAGAATAAGCTATTCACTGATGCGCTGGAGATTATCCAGCCATACATGAAGTTTGCTGAACTTGGATTCGATGAAATCTCTGGTGAAGTAGATTCTATTCCGTTTGAATGGGAAGGTTTACCAGAGGAAGAAAAGAAGAAGAAGATTCGTTTGGCTAAGGCTGGCTGGATGAATAGCTCAGATACTCCGCATGCCGTTAAGATGGCTCACGCAACTATCATCGGAATCATCAAAGCTAAAGCCACTGAGCAGACCGGAACCAAGGTTCTTAACATTGAATCCATCACCTTCCCTTCCCCTGCACAGAAACCTGAAGAATTTGAGGTAATTGATGTCGACGGAGACTAAAGTAGTTCTTCCAAAAGATTGTCCCCCTATTGGTACCTACATGAGGAACAACAAAACTGGAGACCTTGCCAGGATTGTTGAGAAGGATGGCAAGGCATTTATTAAACCTGACATTCCCGGCAGTCCAGTCTACTACAACATTCAGGATTTTAAGAACTGGACTATAGAACTGAAGCCTAAGCGTCTTCCCCCTGGGTCATTTGCCAGGGTAGCCTATGAAGCAGACAGAGCACTGTGTGAGATTCACCCCGACCTGAAGAAGCAGCCTGAATGGCTATCACTGGATGCAATCAAGAAATGCGCATGGATAGAGGCTCGGGTAAGTTTCAATAACGTACTCAGACAAGAGTTGTATAATTGTATTATTAAAACCCTTGAAACGAATTCTCAATAAACAAGTGTCGCATTTAGAACTTACTCTGCCAACTAAGGAAGAAGAGGAGTCTCCTTCCGTTTACGTCAATAAGAAGCTTGTTCCTCTCGCCGCTGAGCTTTATCGTCTTGTACAACTAAACACTGTATTTGACAGAACTATGGAGAAGGAAGAATCTGACATGACTTGCCAGAAGATTGGAAAAGAATACTTTGATATCAACGTTCTTCTGGAAGAATCAAAGCCAAAGTCTGTCAAGTTCTCTGTTGACCCTAAGACTCCATTGGAGAAAAATGGAAAGATTCTCAAGATACTTTTTTCACTCACTGGTTATTCTGACGGTGGCAAACCAGTTGCTTTTCGACTGGTTCGTTTGTCGGACGGAAACATCATTGAAAATTCTGTTATTCAGTGTGAATCTGAGTACCCTCACCAGTATATTGCTCATCTTCCTTTTGGCGATGGTAAAAGTCGCATACTTCCCAAGGAAGAGACCTACATAGTCCAAGGTCGCTACATTACAACCTATTCACGTCCTGTCTGTAGACGTTTTTCTTTGAGTCTTGTTTATGCCTAAAATTGTTATAATCACTGGTTCCAGAACTTGGACTGATGAGAATTTAATTGAACAAGTTGTGAAGGAGCATTCTCCTCAATTGCTCGTCCAAGGTGGATGTCCTAAAGGTGCAGATAAAATTTCAAAGCGCATTGCTGGAAAGTTAAATATACCAACTCTAACATTTCGAGCTGATTGGGACTTTTACGGAAAATCTGCTGGTCCAATCCGAAACTGTGAGATGCTAGACAATTTTCCCAAGGCTATTCTTTTAGCATTTAGAATGGACAGCTCTGTTGGCACTACGCACTGCATAGTTCAGGCTAAGAAACGAAACATGACGGTTCAGGTGTTTGACAAGTACAGTTATGAGCAGTCCTTTCGATAAAGCCGCTTACGTTCCTTCACCTTGGGGCATATCCTTTCACGCTCGCAGAGAAGATGAAGTGTTGGGTGCAGGGGCAGCTGGACCCGGCAAGGCTTTGTCGTTGGATACCTTAATTCCTACAGCAATTGGATTCCGTTACTTCAAAGACATTAAGACAGGAGATAAAGTTTTCAATGTTCACGGAAAACAAGTTAGAGTTCTTGCAGAAACTGAAGTATTCACAGGAAGAGACTGTTACAGACTTAACATCGCAGACGAAACTATCGTATGTGATGGAGAACATCTCTGGAATGCAGCAGACGGAAGAATCTTTAAGACCGCCGACATTCACAATTCGCCATTCATACCGCAATTGGCTTTTGCGTCAGCAACAGAGACTGATGCGTCAAAACTTCTACTTGATGCTTATGTATACGGTCTATGCTTGGTTCGTGGTCAACCTAGTGACAGGGCAGCCCTCGCAGCTTTCGACCCTGAACTATTCTCTACTCTTAACGACGTTGGTTACTCCCTTGACCTTATTGGTAATAAAGTTAGCCGTGTCCGTGAGCGAACAGATTTAATTAATGAATTGATTCCTGCTAAAGGAAGAAGAATTCTTCCTATGTATATGAATGGTTCTTTCAACCAGAGAATGGCTGTTATCGAAGGAATCATGGATGGCAATTCAGGAATGTCTCCAGAGGTTGACTATGCAGATTATCCGTTCCTTACAGATTTTTACTGCCTTGCAGCATCTCTTGGATTGGGCCCAAAGATTTGCCAACCAAGATACAGAAAAACATGGTATCTCAAACTATACTCTAAGCAATATAAATGCTCACGAAGAACTGGAAACGTTGGTGCTACGTTTCAAAAACGGTACTGTCATCGAATTAAGTCCATCAAAAGAGTGGAGTCAGTACCAACTAAATGTATTCAAGTGGAAGGCGGAGGAACCTTCCTAATTAGCAAGAGTTACATTCCTACGCATAACTCCATGGTCCTGCTGATGGACCCATTGGAACAAATCTGGGTTGAAGACTTGCGTTGTCTTCAGGAAAATATTCCTGATAACTTTGGTGAGTACAAGGATTTGATTGCTCAGAATCCGCTGCACTGGCAGCATTCTGAAGGTCATATCCTGCATCTGCGGCGTACCATGCCTCGTCTGACAGAGACCATTAACAGGTCTCACCGTATCTTCAAGTCTATTGACCCTGACGCTGAATTCAAAGAGAAGGTTTCTACCTGGACTTTCCGTAGTGGATTAAAATATCAGTTTGGTCACTGCAAAGATAAGAAGGATTACAACAACTATCTTGGACAGCAGTACACCGGTATTTACTACGATGAGTTGATTGAGTTTGATTACGAGCAATATAATCGAATCAACGCACGTCTCAGAACCGGTGACAAGGTTCTGTCAAAGTTTCTAAAGATTCGAGCAGCCACCAACCCTCACCTAGGGGGTAACAAGGGTGAAGACATTACCGTTGACGACCCTGCGTGGGTAAAGAAGTATTTCGTCGACCCTTATCCGGCTGGCAAAAAAGTGCTTCGTAAGAAGCTCATGCGAAAAGACGGAACCATTGACTACAAGACTAAGTTGTACTTGCCGGCCACTCTATACGACAATCCCGACCCAGAATTCATCAAACAGTACGAATTAACGCTACTGGATAAACCCAAGCATATCCGTGATGCTTATCTGTATGGTAGCTGGGATACGGTCATTGGGTCACACTTTGGAGAAGTTTGGAACAAAACTATTCACGTATGCAAACCGTTTAAAATTCCTCACGACTGGCCCATTTTCCGAGCTGGCGATTGGGGCTACGCTACTAGCGGAACAACTGGCTGGTATGCTGTCCATCCCGAAGGCACGCTCTATTGCTTCTATGAGCTGTCACATAAGCAGAAGAACGCTACCGAAGTAGGAGAGATGATTAAATACTTCGAAGAGAAAAACAAACTTTGGGACCCTAATCATGGTTCAAAGATTTATGGACCTATGGACCGACAGCTGTGGGAAGAACGTGGTTCATCTTTCAAAACTAAATATGAGGAGATGGTAGAAGTAGGAGTTGATTGGTGCAAGGCTGACCAAAAATCCAGAGAAACGAATTGCGAAGTCTTTACCAATAGGCTAAAATCTCACGAGAACTTTACTAAACTGCCAGGCATTGTCTTTTTCGAAAACTGTGAGATGTCCATTAAGACAATTCCTGCATTGACTACTGACCCAAACAATTTGGAAGTACCGTTAAAGGGTGGTCAGGACCATTGGTACGACAGGAACACTTATGCCTGTCAGTATGCCAAACAATCTGGTCTTTCAGCTCCAAACTATAAACAGGATTCCCAAATTGAAGACGAAGACGAATCTGATTTGCAGGGAGATAGAGGTTCGTTTGGGTACTGGATGTGAAACTTATAAAGAATATGCTCAACTACACCTTGGGTCATATCACTATGACGGAGAGTCGTAATGCCATCAATGGATGAAACTGAACTTTTAGACACTGGCCCTGTTTCAGAAGTCCCAGAGAAGGGATACACTGATGCTGAAGAAGAACTTCAGATCAATCCTGATGCTGAAGATGCTCCTAAGCCAGTTTTCACTATCAGGCCTGAAGATGAGGAACTTCCTAACCTTATTCCTCTGTTTGAGTCTGACCCAGAAGCTAAGACGTTTCTCAAGAAACTTGTTCAGGATTGTTATGATGAATTCATACAATCCTGGGAGAAGAACGACAGTTATCGTAAGAAGGTAGCCGAATCCTGGAGATTGCTCTATTGCGATTTGCCTCCAAAGACTAAGCCGTTTGAGCACTGCGCGAATACCGCCATTCCTCTGGCTCTACAGAATGTCATCCGTTATACAAATAAAATCTATACTGAGATTTTCGGTGATTGGTCTAACGTTTTCAATTTCGTACCGACCAATCCTCAGGCGGAACTTATTGCACCCATTGTTTCCGAGCATTCGAATTGGCAGCTCCGCAGTCGTATCGTCGGATTCAAGAGGCAGCAGCATAGAGGACTCCTTATATTTGCAGTGGCTGGAGATGTTGTGTGTCATTCCTACTACGACACAGTAACAAGGCGTAACTGTCATGAGATTCTTACGTGTGATGATTTCGTTACCCCTTATACTCACGTTTCAGTTTCTCCTGATTTTAGTGATGTTCCGTGGGTGGCTCGTCGTATTCCTTTCTTCAAGACAAAACTCAAAGCGATGTCAGATGTTTGGTCAAACGTTGACCAAGTCATCAAACACGAGGCTCCAGAATACGGAGATGGATTAGCGGAGACTGAACTACGCAATACCATCTCTGACCACTTGGGAGAAGAACCTTACGGCCAGATTCGCGGTGAATACGAAATCATTCACTATGAAGGCTGGCTAAAGCTATTGGGCCAAGACAAGGAACGTTATTGTCAACTAATCTTTGACCTTACTACCAAGACCGCTCTCAAACTCTCTATTCATGAGACTGCTGATTATGCGGAACGTTATCGCTACCAGTATCAGATGAATGAGTTTCAGCAGTACCAACAACAGCAACAGCAATTCATGCAGGCTCAACAGCAACTGCAAATGATGCAGATGCAACAGCACGGGCAGGCTCAGCAAGCTTTCCAAGCTGCAGCTGAGATTCCTGTTGAGAGACCTGACTTGGCAACCCAGGCAGCCGAGCAGGGGCATGCTGTTCTTAACCAACAGCTGCCTGAGCCTCCGCCGCCTCCACCAAAACCAAGTTGGATGATTCAAGATGGACAAACTCCTATCCCTCCTCGCAAAGAACCAATCCATATGTTCTCGCATGGTGTTTGCCTTGAGCCTATGCTTGGAAATCTTGGTATTGGAATTGGCCGCATTGATGCTCAACTTAACTTGGCTACCAACACTGTTTGGTCCCAGTTCTTGGATGCGGCTACACTTGGAAACGGAAAGACGTTTATTACGGCGTCAAACGTTGACTTTCGTTCTCCTTTCAAGATTGGTCCTGGGGTATTCAATAAAGCCAAAAATGTCATGCCTTCTGACCTTCAGAATGCTTTTTACGAGTTGGATTTTGGTCAGGCTAATCCTCAGCTCATTCAAGCTGCTGACAAGTTGATGCAGTTTGGTGAGCAGGCATCTTCTACTCCAGATTTGATGAGTGGAGCGGCTGGCAAGTCAGGTGAAACGGCCAGAGGCATTCAGGCTCGACTTGAGCAGATTAATGCAATGATTGCGGTGCCTACTCAGAAGTATGCAGATTTCGTGGTGCAAATCATGAAGAACAACTGCAAACTTAACCGTACCTTCATGGGTGACGAAGAGATCTTCTATGTCAATCGTTTTGACGATAACTTAGAGATGAACGGTTCCGAGATGATTAAAGCAGCTCGAGAGATGTATGATAACGAGTATGAGATTGAACTAGTCTCTGACTTGCAGTTTAAATCTCGTTCACAGAAAGTGTCTGAGGCTGATGAAATTGTTCAGCTACCAAATGCAATTCCCCAGTTGCAAGCGAACATGGCTTTCTTGTATAAAGCTATCAGTGAATCGTTGAAGGCAAGAGGAATGCACCGTATGGCTAAGACCCTTTTGGGTCCACCTCCTCCATTGCCTCAGAACACTTTCGGCTTGCCACCCGGCACGCCAGGCTCTGCCATCTCATTGGACAATGCTGCTAACCTTCCGCCTGAACAAGTGCAGGCTTTGCAACAGATGCAGATGGCACAACAGCAACAGGCTGCGCAGCAACAGCAAAATGGAAAAACACAAGAACAATCGTCCGGTGGACCCCCTGGTCAATCGAACCAAGCATAATGGCAAGAAGAGGAAGAGAATTAAACTTCCACAAGGGCAGAAGTCATTACTTGAATTAGATGACTTGGTTTTAGACGAGGATTATGTTAAAAGGATAACAAATGAACAAACTTATTGAATGGCAGACATCTAGCCGCAAGAATCAATTCATCGTTAGGGCCAATGGCGGGCACGAGACTCGTTATAAGTTGATTCTGTGGATTCAAGGTGAATGTGCTGAGCGGGAAGGGTTCCCGGGAGAAGGTTACGGTGAGACCATTGATGCTGCTTTCGAGATGGCTCATTCGAATTTAGTCAATCAAAAGGCTGTAAACAGAAAGACCACGCAACAGTGGTATTTACCAATTGGCGTAGAACTTTGGTTGCGACATATTTTTAGTGACCTAGATAATCAGCTAGACGCTCTGGATAAGTTTCGCGAAGGCGTAGAAGTCATCCGATGAAGGGTGAAATGAGCCACTATTCCATGATGGCTTTCGGTCAGTATCTGACTGAAACTGCTGTCAGATTGGAAGCTGAACTTTATTCTACTTGTGCAAATGACAAATTGGAGCTGTCATCTGTAAAGCGCAAGTATGGCCAATTAGAGGCCACAAAAGTTTTTCTTAAAGCCTTCACTGATTTATATGAAGGCGATGTCGGTACGTTCAAAAAGGAGTATTTAAGTGAATCAGACGAATCCAGAGATGCAGAGGAATCACTTGTTACCAAGTGACGAGCAGAGGATTCAAAGGTTTCTGGGGGAGACTCCGGAACAAGCGGAACTTAAGCAGTTAGCAGAGGAGCAGCGTAAGCGTTATATCGTTGCTGAGTCAATTGAAACTCAGCTCCGTGCTTCACTGAAGCCGGCTGGTTTCTATAACATTCCAGAACTTTTGGATAAGCGTCGCTTGGAATATTTGATTCCTAACGGTGCCTTTGAGAGTTACCCAGCTTTTGATAAGGTTTATATCTGGCAACTTCCAACCAAGGAAAGCAATACTTACGCCAAGGGTGGTCAGATTGTAATGCCTGACCAAGTCTTGGCCGCTAAGCGAAACACTGCTCCAAGGGGTATTATTGTTTCCGCCGGATTAAAGGCTATGGATGCGCTTTATTCCACCGGAATTGAGATTGGACACATTGTACGTTTTAAGAAGTTTGCACCTTTCTGCCTTGAGGTTGATTCGATTGAAGGTCACGATTTGACCGTGATGGTTATGCGTGACGGAGATGTGGAAGCCTCTGAGGACATGGCTACTGCTCTCAATGCTCGCAGAGCTTCAATTGATAACATTGCTAAAGACGGTAAGTCCTATGATTTCCGTTACACTGTTGATGGCAAAACAACTGGCGAAAAGACAGCGGAGTATTACGACCCTTCTATTTAAGGAGATTTATGGCTAAAGAGCAAGAAAACAAGGAAGAGGAGCTAGTCTCCTTTATTGACGACGATTCCGAAACCGTAGTTGACCTTTCTCCAAAGGAAGAAAGGAAGACGGAAAACAATGACCGTCTGGCAGCGGCTGAGGCTGAAACGGCTCGTTTACGTGCTCAGATTGATGTTGAGCGCGCTGCGGCATACGGTGCTAATCGCCAGCAAGTTAGCGACCATGACCCATTCCAGAGTGAATTGGACGCTGTAAACGAGCGAGAAAAAGCTCTAGGCGTACAGTGGGAGCTAGACAAGGCTTCTGGTCGTCTACGGGATAAGAATCTTGTAGACGATTACGACAAGAAAGCGCGTGAAATTGCAGACCAAAAGTCTCAGATTTCTACTCGTCGTGCTCTGCGGGATATGCTTCCCGCTATCACCGCTGAACAGCAAAGGGTCCAGCTCAGGACGCAATATTCCGATGTTTACAACAATCCCAATGCCATTACTTACGCTGAAGGAGCATACAAGATGCTGCTTGCTTCTGGGAAGCAAGACGGTCCTCAGTTACTAGATGAAGCAATGAATCAGGCTCGTGTCCAATTCCGCATGCCTGGAGCAAATCATATGAAACCTACTCAATCTGATAAAGATAAGTTAACTGGTATTCCAGGTGGTGGTGGACGTAATTCCGTTGATAATCGCGTACGAATGACCAAAGCTGAAAAGCAGATGGCAATGGCTATGTATGGCGACGCTGTTAACGGCGATGAGAAAAAGGCTTACGAGAAATGGGCAAGGGGACCAGGTCTCAAAGCGAAAAAAGAATTGTCCAAATCTAACCGCGCTTGACGGCTAATAAATTCCAGCTAAAATAAAGGAGCATACTTAACATGCAGCGCAGAAATGCCAAGAACATTCAGTCACCCGACCTGTATCAAACCAAGGTGACGCCCCGTAGCCGTCCAGTTCATGAAGCTATGCATGACGGCAAGCTAATCAAGCCCGACCCAAAGAAGAAATACTGTCTAGTTCCCAAGAATGACGAACATCCTTTGAACTATCAGTATTATCAAAGCATTGGATACGAGATTGAGCTAGCGACTCCAAATGGAGTCAGAATTCACATGGGCTCTCCAGCTAAAGACGGTCAACCTCTTTGCATGAGAGAGCTAGTTCTGATGAGTACTTCACTCGAAAACGCTCAGAAACTTTTCGAGGAAGGTCCAAACGGAATGACCGGACAGAAGTATTTCGATAAACTTATGTCTCGTATCCGTCGAGACCCAACTAACAAGAAATCAAACGAAATCATCCAAGGTCTAAGAGAACAATACGATATCTCAGACCCAGACGGTGGAATCGAAGACAACACTTTCAGGTAAATAACACATGGCCAACAATACACATCGCTACGGTTTTCGTTGGGTAGGCTCCTTGGATGGCTCCTGTTATCCTAAGCCTCAGGAGTTTCTGGTAGCCTCCGGCTATCACGGTCAGGTTAGCGCAACTGACGTTGACCTGAACATTGGTGACCCAGTGCAATTCAACGTTGGCGCTCCCGGTTCAGGCTTTGTTGAACTTGCAGCTACCGGCGCTTCCCCGAACATCTATTGGGGTGTTATTGTTGGCTTCTCTAACGTTAAAATTGGTCTGCCTCTAGCCGGTCGAAAGTATAGCCGTCTTCCGGCTGGTACTACCTGGTCACTGGAGACGGATGCCTCTAAGGTTCTAGTCGTGCCTTTCGGCCGCAATCTCTGGGAGATTGATGTCACCGGTAACACTTCCAGCTCAGATACTCTCACCGAGTATCGGGCCATGGTCAATCGCAACGCTAACATGATTTACACCTTGGATGCTACGGACGCTAGCAAGCCTAAGGCTAATCCAATGATTGACGTTTCTACGCTTAGTGACGATACTGCAGATTTCCGCATTATCAATGTTAGCAAATCTGCTTTGAATCAGGACTACAGCGGCAATTATGTCAAGCTGATTGTCTGCGTAAACGAATCTGGTGAAGCTCCATACGTAACTGACCCAGGAGTGTAATCTAGGTCTTAATCTAAAAGAGAATAAACAATGTCAACTATTTTTACCTCTACAGTAGCCCTGAACCTCAAGTATACTCTTGAGGAGATTATCACTGATAATCTGGACGGGATTGAAGCGGGCCTAGATTATCCCAAGTGGATGAAGAAGCGTCCAATGGCGGACAACTTCGAAGATGACCAGGAATATGCTGGTGGCGGTCTGATGGCAGAAACGCCTGAAGGTACTGAGATTCCTGCTCTATCACTTACTGAAGGTTATACCAAGCGTTATACGGCCCGTAAGTTTACGGCTCGTTATATCGTCACTGAAGAAGCAATGGATGACAGCAAGTATCCGAAGGTTATTCAGGCAGTTAAGCGCCTCAAGCGGGCGGGTTTCAAGACTCAAGACATTGACGCCACCAATGTTCTGGTTCGCGCTACCAATAGTAGTTTCCCCGGTCCTGATGGGGTTGCGTTGGCTTCCAGTTCTCACCCTCTGGCTGCTGGCGGTAGCTTTAGCAACACTCTAGCTACTCCAATGGCTCCGTCAACTACCAGCTGGAATAACGCGATTGCTCAGCTGGACCAGATGGTTGACCATGATGGTGTCATCGAAGGCTACAAAGCGGTTGCGGTTCTTCATCCAGTTCAACAGCGTGGTATCTGGACAGTTCTTCTAAATTCTCAGATGGACCCTGAGTTTGGTAACTTCTCAGCTGTTAACGTTATCAAGAAGTACGATAACGATGTTAAGCGTATTCAGCTCAAGTACTGGACTAACACTACTACTAACTGGGCTATCCAGACGGAAGTTGACAACGGTTTCCAGTTCCGTACTCGTAAACCTTTCACTTCTAAGACCTGGATTGAGTATAATCAGGAACTAATGAACTACTCACTCAGTGGTCGTTGGGACGTTGGTTTCTCTGACCCGCGCTGCTGCCTGTTCTCAAACAGCTAATGTCCTCTCTAAACAAATACAAATCACTGGTGCTAGGTATCTTTGCGATTCTGGCACCAATTGTAGCCTATCTCTTTCAAGTTGACCCACTATCTCTTTGCCAGCCAAACCAGGCTGTTTCAGGGGGCGGTTCCGTAGCAACACAACTTGACGCTGGAGTAGACGTCAAATAATAGAAAGAGTATCACGAAAATGCCACTTAAATCAGGTTCATCCAAGAAGACAATTCGTGAGAATATCAAGACCGAGGTTAAATCTGGTAAACCTCAAAAACAAGCTGTAGCCATTGCGTATAGCAAGGCCGGAAAGAGCAAAAAGAAGTAACCGCAAACTTGGTTTAACAAGGAAAGACAAGGTAACATACAATGCCCAATAATTTTCTTCCGTACGTAGGTAACGATTCCGTTGGCCAACGTACCCCGCACGGCACTTGGCTACCGCCTGGGTCTCGTGTTGCAGCTTACGTAGGTCCTCAGTCTGAGTCTACTGATGCATATAGTTCTAGCTCGCTTCTGGTCAGCACGCTAGCTGCTGGCTTGGCCCGTTGTCGAGCTGGAAAAGGTGACGTTGTTGCGGTTCTTCCCGGTCATACGGAAACCGTATCCACGACTACCATGCTGGATAACCTGGTCTCTGGTACGCAGATTATCGGTTGTGCGCCTGCCGGTTCTAGCCTAATGCCCACCTTTACTTGGGCTGGCACCACTACAACGGCCATTTGGTCACTTAACGATGCCAACGTTACACTGAACGGTCTACGCCTTCACTTCAACGGTGCAGATTCAATGGACACGCCTATCAAGGTTTCTGCTACTGGTAACACAATTACCAACTGCTACATCTTGGTTGGCTCTGACACTGCGCTTGATAGCGATGTTGGTATCACTGTTCTTGCTGGCGGTGACCATTTCTTGTTCCGTAACAACTACGTCTACAGCACCGGTACCGCTGTGATGACCAACGCTCTGCTTATCAGCGGTGATACGGTTGACAGTCCTAAGGTTCTTAACAACACATTTATTTGTCCAGCTACCTCAACTAACGGCATCGTGGAAGTTGGCTTGTCAACTGCTGTTATTACCAACCTTGAAATTGCTAATAACGTGTTTGTTAATAAGAGCACTGGCTCTGCTTGTATCCGTCTCTTGGATACCGCGATGACCGGCGTTGTTTATAACAACTACTGTGGCTTGACCGCTAACACGGCTCCTCTTACCACCGGTATTTCTCTGGCTGGTACCACCAACACGCTGGTGCAATTCTTCCAGAACTTCACCAACGACGGCGAAGCCAAGGGTACCTCTGGTATCCTCAGTCCGGCAGCTAACGACGGTAGCTAATAGTTATCTACATAGCCGGCAACGGCAACTTCTTAACCGGCTGGTGTTGCTCCTTACACTGGCCGGTTTTTTAGTTTATACTGCACCCTATGGAGTTGACAGATAAATATATTGAAAGATTTTGGTCAAAAGTTGACAAATCTGGAGACTGTTGGGTTTGGACGGACTGTCAAGACAGGGACGGTTATGGACAGTTTTGTACTTATATTAATAAGAAACGTAAGCAGTACAAGGCTCACAGGGTTTCGTTTTTCATCAGCAACGGGTCTATTGATGATGAACTTCTAGTGTGTCATGCTTGCGACAACACTTCCTGCGTTAATCCTAAACATTTGTTTCAAGGTACTGTCCAGGATAACTCTGATGACATGACATCAAAAAAGCGACAAGCAAAAGGTTCCTCAAACGGTAATTCAAAGTTAGTTGAAAAAGACGTGGTTCAGATTAAACACTGGATTACTTCTGGGGCTAAGCAAGTTGATATTGCAGAAATCTACGGAATTACTCAAACAATGGTTTCTTGCATTAAGAATGGTAAATCCTGGAGTCACTTATCATGCTAACGATGCCAAGAAGATTAGGTAAGAACTATCCACGTGGGGACTTCATGTCCATGTGCGACTACTGCAACGCTGTCTTCTATAGAAGTCAACTGGTTCGTAAGGAATCTGGATTTCTAGCTTGTCGCAAAGATTGTGCTAAAGGTCGTGACGAAGTACAACTCTCACGAATGAACGCAGAACATGCCGCAACTGTTTTGAAACAGGAGTACCCGGCCGACCACGGAAACCAGGACCGAAGGTCACTGCCAACCATCCAAAGGACAACTGCGGCTGATATTCTGCGCTATACTGATGATGATGTCTGAGGTTAAATGACTATTTCCGCAACTTCCTCAACCCTCTCAACGATTGATGAAATCATTCTCCAGGCCTATAAACGTGCCGGTTTACTTCCTCTTGAGTTTTCCATTGGGGCAGATGTCCAATGGAACGCACGGGCAGATCATGGACGTCAGACGCTTAATCGTATTGTTAATGGTCTTGCTACTCTTGGCTTCATTGACCATTTCACTGACTTTTTTGTTTTGGACTTGCTTGCTGGAACTACTACTTACGCAATTGACCCGGACGATAACATTCTTAATTTCGTAGACTCTGGTAGTCATATACCGCTAATCAACGGAACTGAAGAGGTGGAGACCACTGGTGAAACTCCAGTCAAACCCATCTCTCGTCACCGTTGGAATTCTCTATCATCTAAGGCTGCAGAATCTACCCCAACTCTATATTATATTCATCGTAATGGCCCAGATTTGACTCTGTATCTCTGGCCTACTCCAGCTCAGGCTAGCAAAATTCGGTTCCAAATCCACCGCATTCCGGGCAGCAACTCGACTGGCTCAAATAATCCAGATTTGCAACGTCACTGGGATATGTATCTCGTCAATGCTTTGGCGTATGAATTTATGTCCGATGCCAAACTACCGCTAGACGAACGTCAACTGGTTAGAGCTGACCGTGACGCCGAGTTAGATAAATTGAAAGCTTACGAGACTTCAAATGAACCTCCAGATGTTATCTTTACTCACTCTACTCCTTGGTCAGGATGGTGCTAATTAAATGGCTTCACTTGTACAGTTTCTAGCTTCAGGAGTTAACGGTGCAGAAAACGGCACAGCTACCTTTGTTCTCAGAGCAACAGCATCTTCAGCGGCCTCAGTTCTATACTCAGACTTTGAAGAAACTTCTCAGCCCGGAACAAACATCATTACACTCGACTCGCACGGAGCAGCCGAAATCTATTGCGATGCGTATTGCGATGTTACCCTCAAAACGTCAGCAGGTTCTACCCTTCGAACCGTAACCATTGGTCACGCCGCAACAATGGTAGAGGTACAGAGTGATTCATTCACTGGTACCGATTACTCCGGTTCGCCTTCTGGCTCTGGAGAACCAATCACTCTAGCCGCAGTGCTAGATAAATGGGACAACTCTGCAGGTGCAGACGACTGGAAAGTTTCCGTCAACGGAGTTGCAACTAATCTTAGTTCCGCTTTCTCTGCTCTAGCTGGACTTTTCTTCAATGTAAAAGACCCAACTTATGGAGCTGCAGGAGATGGAGTAACAGATGATACCACCGCCATTGGTTTAGCCATCTCAGCCGCTGCTTTAGCTGGAGGAGGAGTTGTCTACTTCCCTCCGTCAACGTCATTCTACAAAATTACAACGCTAACCCTGTCAGATTCCAACATAACATTGATGGGTTCAGGCAAAGGCGCATCTACAATCAAATCAGCGTCCACATCTACAGTTATCACCGTTTCAGCTACTGGCCCGGTTAACCTAGCCGATTTGTCATTCGTTGGCACTGGAGCGAACGCCAACAATCTTCTGCAAATCAACGCAGGAGCAAACCTGACAGTTAGAGACTGTGAGTTTTCCGGTTCTTCCTATACAGGTTCATTGATTAGAAAAACAAGCGGCTCCACCAGAACTAATGCCTCCTTCAACAGGTGCTTAATTACTGCCGGCGCCTCTATGTTGAAGTGCTTTGAGAATGCAGCCAATGACGGTAGGATGTTTTTCACCGTATCCAACAGCAAGCTAGTGCTGCCCGTTGGATATGTAGGCTTTGGATTCCATGGACCCGATTTTATCGTATCAAATTGCACGGTAGACGGCTCAGCCGTTACTGGTTCTTTCGCTGCACACGTATTTCCTTCATCTAGTGTAACTTCTGGCAAATATCTTGGTCAGTATACCAACAACAGATTCATTGACGGCGGGTCTACAAGCATCTGTTTTCTTCTCACTAGTATTGCTACAGATTCAGATTTTACCGAATCAAACAACATTTTCGAAGGATTTACAGCTCCATCGGCTGTAACATCTGCCGGAAACATCTATAGCGTTTCTCATAACTCACAGGACGCTTACAAGGTGCACCTCGGTTCCAGAATTGGCAGGACTATTGAAATTACTCTGAATTCGACAGGAACCGTATCAATGGCTGCCTTGACATCTTATGAGAATCTTTTCGTCAACTACACAGGAGCCGGTAACATCACGGTCCAGGCTCCTATTGCAACATTGACGAACGGGGCTAGTTGTTCACTGGTTATTCTTAACAATTCCGGTTCACAAAGAGACGTGGTCATTGATTACGGGGAAACTCCTCAGACATACGGTCCTCAAAACGCAACATCTGGTTCTGATTTAACATTGCAGCCCAATGACCAGGAAAGAGTTATTGTATCTTACAAAGCAATGCACTTCGGCTCGGGCGCTCCCTTAGTATTTGCGCCAGTTCCCGTAGAGGACTAATTGTTTCTAGGGTTACCCGTAACATGCCTGTTGATGTAATTGACTTCAGTCCTAAGCAAGACTCTTCTTCTGAAGAACTTGGCGGTTCTTCGCCAAGGGCCTTGAATGTTATTGTGGACAACAACGGAGTTGTTTCGAAACGTCCAGGAATCAAAGCCTATACCGGAGTGGCTCCGTCGACGGTTATCGACTCTACTGGCATCACTGGTCTCTATGCAACCAATGACGGTCAGTTGTTTGCGGTAAACAATAACCCAAACCATCGTTCAATCTACAAGATTGCCAATGGTAGCGCATCTAAAGTAGACAACCTGCCAGATGAACAACTAACTGGATTTGGCCGTCCAATTTTCACTGAAACCGAAGTATACCTTATCATTGCTGGTGGAAGGAATATTCAGAAAGTTAAACTGAATACTTTAGAGAGCAGCAGACTTGGCGGTGACCCGCCACTGGCGACTCACGTAGCGGCTAACTCATCTCGTTTGCTGGCCAACGACGCTGTAGTAGACAAAACCAAAGTCAGGTTCTCCGGTATCTTTCAGGGGACTGTTGACACTTCTGGCATGGAAGATTGGGAAAATACCGGACTGGAAGAAGACGGCGGATTCTTTACTGCTGAAGCTAGACCGGACAATGTTGTTGCCATTGCTGAGAACACGAATGAGATTTTCGTTTGGGGCACCGATAACGTACAGATTTTCGTTCCTGATAGTTCGTTGATTTACGCTCCTGCAGCAACTAGAGAGATTGGAACTTGTGCTCCTTACTCTATCATCAAAAAAGACCAGGAATTCTTTTGGCTTGACCAATACCGTAGAATCGTATACTCTGATGGAAGGACTTTCCAGAACATCGATAAGCCTATCAAGAATCAGTTGGAAGCTTTAACCAATGCTTCTGACTGCTTTGGCTTTAGAATGATCCTAGGAAATAAAGAATGCTTTGTCTGGACGTTTATTACAGATGAAGTTTCTTTCGTGTATCAGGTTGATTCCGGCTGGGCCATCTGGAATTCATACGACTCTACTAGAGCTAACTTTACTAAGTTAAACGTCATGTCTCATCATCTGAGACGTGACGGCGGAGTAAACGTAGTAGGCACCTTTGACGGCAAGGTTGGATACTTGGACCCAAATACTCCAGATGACTTAGGCGAAATGATTGTAGCTCAGGTCACTTCTGGATTTCTGGATAGAGGCACTGATAACCGTAAGTTTTGCAAGTCTGTTAAAATCTCCGGACGCAGAGGCTCTACTTCTACTGAATCTCTAGGAAGACTGGAATGGAGAGATGATACCGGCAACTGGAATGGTCCATTGTTCATGGACTTCGGAACTACCGGTGATTACGCAATCGTCAAAGAGTTTCGCTCACTGGGAATCTATAATCGTCGTCAATATAGATTTACTTTTTCAGACAACGCTAACCTGTCATTGGTTAGATGCCAGGAAGAGTACGAAGTTCTAGGAATTTAAGGATTATTTATGAGTTGGTGGAATGAATTACCAGTAGTCGGCGGTCTTGCTGGAGCGGTTTTTGGTAACCCTGAGCAAGAGGCTCAGCAGAAAGCTATGCGAGACGCTAGCGCAGCACTGATGCGTTATCGTCCTGATGCGATGAATGCTCGCATGAATGCTATGGGCTCTATGCAGCATGCCTTTGACCCAATGAATAATCTCATGGGTCAGATGTATGGGCCGCAATCGCAAATGAACATGCAGCAGACACTGCAGAATCCTTTCCCTCAGGCTATGCAGTCCAGCATGGTTGACCAAGCGTTTCAGCCTCAGATGCCTCCGGGTATGGAGAAAGATTTATCCAAGGCTCCTCAGGTTATTCAGGATAGAGTCAAAGCAGCAATGGCTCAGCAGGCCGGTAAGGACAGAGCTAAGGCAGGGTATTGATATGTCAATTGTTGGAACTGTTTTAGGTATCGGTAAGAAGGTTCAGCAGAATGGCGGACTGACCAATACTGCTGCTAACTTTGCTGGCCAGAAGATGCCAGCTGGACAAAACTCGTCCAATCCTCCCTGGCTGCAGTACGCGAACATGCTGAAAAACAATGTTCAGAACATGACGCAAAATGCTGGCAAACCGAAACAACAGCAGCCCACCAACGCTCCAACTTCTCCACAACAGGGAATCGCTCCGTTACAGCAGAACATGCCCGGAGCTAATGGTTATACGCCTACCAATTCTCCTTATGGACAGGACATGTCCAACCCTGGAGTGCAGGAACAGTTCTGGAATCAGAACCAGAATCTTTGGACTAAAGGCGCTTTTCAGGGTCCAGGACAGGGCGAGCAATTCTGGAATCAAGTATCTGGAAACTTCAACAAAGCTAACCAGGATTTAACTCCTCAGTTCAATGCTTACTATGACCTGGCTTCCAAGAATGCCGCTAGCTCAGCTAATACCCAAGCGGCATCTCGTGGAGTATATGGAAGTTCTCAAGCGTTAAATGGTGTCAATAGTGCGGTATCTGATGTAGAAAGTCAGCGAGCCAAAGCATCCACTGACTTTATGTTTCAGAACGCTGCTAACCAAAGGTCAAATCTTGGTCAGTACGGAGACATGGCCTTTGGCGCTCAGGGAATGAGTAACAACCGTCAAGCTATGGATTTGAATGCTTTGAATTCTGCTTATGGCGCAGCGGGACAAGCTCAGAATCAGCGCGGCAATCGCATTCAGAACCAGTTCAACAACACAATGGGTATGCAAGATAGGTACCTAAACTTCTTGAATAGTCAATATGGTGGAGTGATTGATAATGACCAGGCTTTGATGTCTGGTTCTCAGGAAGCTAAGGTTGGCGCTGCTTCTAATGCAGTCAATCAACAGCAGCAAAATCGTCAACAAAATTCTCAAGATTTGAGCAATGGACTATCAATTTACGGAGCTTTCAAAGGAAGCGGGAACAAACCCCCACCTGGTCCCGCTCCTCAACAGCCGCAGTATAATCCTTATTCCGTTGGTTCATATGTTCCAGGATACTATACCCGCTGAGGTTTTAAATGCCCGTATCACGGATTAACCTTTCTCAATTCATCAACCCTGTCACGCAGGGCCCTGGTGATATTACTGCTGGTCTTCGCCAGTGGCAAGCTCAACATTTGGATGAAGCTAGGCTTCAGGAACAGCAGCGTCAATTTGACCAGAATCAAGCTAGACAAAACTCTGAATTCAGTCAGGAACAGCAATATAAGAATCGTGTATCCAACGATATTAATGCTCGTTTCGGCTTAGAACTTGGTGAGAAAACTAATCTTCGTGGTTACGAACAGGAATCTAGCAGATACAAGCAACAGCTAGAGTTACTGAACAAGGCTCGATTCTCAGCTTCTCAAGGCCGTTGGAATGAAGTTGAAGCCATGATGGGTTCTTTGAAAGAACTGGGAGCTAATGTCGGAAGGTCGATGGACCAAGATGGTAAGCCAATTTATCATCTTCAAGCCGGACAAGAACCAACTGCTTCTGGAGAATCTTTCGAATCTTCAATGGCTAAGTTAAATGGAAACCAGGGTCAATCTGGTTATCAGTTTGACGCCAGCAGTCCACAGATTACTCAGCAACAAAAATCTCCATTTGATAATAGCCTTGGAACCACAAGTTACCAGTTCAACGCAAACCAACCGACCATTTCGCAGCAATCACAACATCCTCAGCAGCCACAACAGCATCCTACTACCGTAGACCAAGACCTCAATCATATCCAGCAAGAACTGGACGGTCAAGTTACAATTGGGCCACAAGCTAGTCAGCAGCCGCAGCAGGAACAACAATTCGACCCATATGCAATCAATTCATCTCAGCTGAACCAGATGAACGAATCTCGTTTACAGCCTTTGATTAAAGGTTTAACTGAATCTTTCCCTAATAGATTCCAGCCTCAAATCCAAAGTTTCATGGGTGGCATGCATGGTCTAGGGTATTCTCCGGAAGGATTCCTGACTGCAATGCAAAAACCTTTGGACACTGTCACCCATCTGATGGGAGCTGAGCTCAATGCTGAGGGCCAGATGGCTAGAGCAAATATTGGCCAATCTGGCCATGAGGACACACAGTCTAGGCTGCTGGCTAATGATGCGAGTTCAGCCGCTCAACGTGTTCTGAAGGAATACGGAATTAAAGATGCTGTTGACAACTCTTTGAACATGGACAAGGTCCGAACGCTGATTCTGTCAGACAACAGAAATGCAAATGCTCAGGGTATCAAAGAACTTATCAAGATGGTTGAAGGCAGCCGTATCACTGATAAAGACTTTGATATTGCCGCCAGTGGTTACGCTTCTGACTGGGAACAGGCAAAGCAGAGGACTGAGCGAGTATATAAAGATGGGTTAACAGCTGACCAGAAAAGCAACTTCAATCATATGATTGACATGTATCAGACTTCTAATAAGTTCAGGATTGGTACAGCATCTAAGAAACTGGTTAACTACCTAAAGAAATTCAGGACTGAAGCCGAACGATACGGAGCTTATCGGGAATTGATGGGAAGTATTCCTGACGAATACTTGCCGGATGAAGTAAGGAATTGGGACCCGTCTCGTGATTTTGGCGGACAGCGAGCCGTTACCAATCAGGGCGGCAGTCGCTCTGTCTCCGTTACTGCGCCAACTACTGACCAGGCTGTTCAAGGCGCAAAAGACTTACACGAGGAAGCTAGTGAATTTGAGTGAGTTAACCAATGCCAATCACTGCTGATAACTACCAAAGAGCTGAAGACTTTATTTCTAGGGCATCTCTTGACCCTAACTTTGACCCTGCTCGTCTAGCTAAGCTAAAAGGTGACCTAGAAACCTTCAAATCAGGTCAGAGTCAGGCTGTTCCTTATCGTGACCAATCCGAAACTCCGACGACCCGGATGCGCAGCGCAAAGGCTGGCTATTTTTATGAGCCTAGTCTTGACGAATTCCATTCGGCAATGCGAGACCCACAAGTCATTTCTGCTATCGGTTCTCCAGAAGTGCGCTTAAGCAGACAGGGAAACACAAGTGCTGGCGCTAGCTATTTGGAATCAAAAGTTCCTGAACTTGCCGCACTAAACAAGACAGATACTGAGCATCTAACAGAACAGTCGCCAGAATACAAAGCCTACTCTGACTATGCTTACCAGCAAGCTAAGCAAAAAGACCCTAGCGTAGATAGGTATTCTTCTCTTGATATTACTCAGAATCCTTTCAAGAAATCACTCGGCGCAGTAATAAAGCATGGTCCGGCCGCTGCTCTTGGTGCAGAAGAAACTCTTGGTCTAAAGATTCCAAGACGTGCCATCGCTACCATGGCCGGCAATACTCCTGACTCAGCCGCTGATGCTCAGTATGACCCAATGGGTGCACCGGTTGGCGAGTGGCATCCGGAGAAAGCTGAGTCAGTCATGCAGTCAGCAAAGGATTATGAAGAACTTTCTCCAGTAGGTCACACCATCGGTCAATTTGGAGCGTATGCTTTACCAGTCGCTCCTGCTAATGCTGTTGCAAAAGGACTTACTGGCGCACTTGGTTACGAAGCTGCTAATCCTTTCATGAAGGCTGTTATCGGCGGAACCGTCGGCGGGTATACTGCCGCTTCTGAGGGCATGGTTAAAGACGTAGCCGAAAACCCTTCCATCACACAAGATGAGTTGGCTAACAATTATTTACCACGACTTGTGTATGGCGCCGGAGGAGGAGTCCTAGCTGACGCTGCTGGGCAGTTTGCTGGTAAAGCTCAGCAGGCTTTCGAGCAATCTCCACGTTGGTCTCCCATCAAAAACCAAAGAGACATTGGTGGAGACACCAACTTTCTCACTGGAATTGAAACAACTCCAGGAGTTAAGGACAACGTACGAATTGGCGCTCTAGGCAGAGAGAATCGTACGCCTCAAGACATTGCTGCTCAGAAAGTTGCTCCTGGAATTCAGCAATCTTTGGATAACAGACTTACCAAAACAGCCGCTGATATCAATAAACAGGTAGAGGATTACGTTGCTTCTCCTTACGGAATGGAAGAACAATCGGCTCGTCCGGCTGTGGACAGACTGCTTTCAATGGCGGATAAGGGAACCGTATCAATGCCGGTGTCCGGTAAATACGTATCTGCTAACAAAGCTTCTGCTGATGCTATCCGTAGAAACCTGCAAGAGTTTTCTGAGTTTCAACATGTATCTCCAGAAGAAGCGCAAGCCATTGCCAAACAGCACGATGGTGTTATTCTCAGCAGCCGCCAAGCTGACGTTCTAGGTTTGCCGAACGAACCAGGTAAAGTTCACGTTGTTGTTCCTTCTAAATTCAACGCTGAGGCCTTATTGAAGAAAGAAGATCAGATTGCTCGTAACCTTAAGTATGACACCAAAGAAGGCGGTGTTGACAATCCTGTATTGCAAGAGCTAGATAAGTCATTCAAGGAAATCAGGGACAAGTTCAAGTATGATGACCCTAACGCTCCTAAACCTGAAGCTGCTCCTTTTGTAGATAGACGCGGACCTGGTAGACCAACTAACGAACAATGGCAAGCTATGCAGGCACCGGTTGGCGTGAATCGTAACACTCCAATCAGCGAAAACTCCGAAGTTGGAACTGTTACACCAGAACCCGGACAATCATCTGTAGGAGAATTTTCCACTGAACCACCGCCAGCTCGCTCTGAACCGACTCCGGTTGCTGAAATAAAAGGTAACAAAAGATATCAAGAACCGTCCGCTTCTGAGTATGCAAAGATGCAGAACGGTGAATCTGTGGACAAGTCCGGAAATGGTTACCAGAGATTGCTAGATACTGAAGATTTTGCCCCAGCTTATAGACTTAGAGCTGACCCGGCTGAAGTTGACAGCCTAACTAAATTGGCACAAGAGGCTGATGATTTGGAAGCCATTTACAAGGCTAATCCCGGTATTTCTGCCGAAGATGCACAGAGGTCTTTAGAAGCAAAGGCTAGTCTGCCATCCGGTGACCAATATAGCCCTGAATTTCCAGCTAGTGAAGCTGAGCAAACTGGTTGGGCCTCTCCGTTCCGGAGAGGACAAGATAATCCTTTTACTCCAGACAGAATTGCAAAGAGACGTTCTGAGTGGACCCCTAATGAGGATTTGTATACCGCCAATCCTCCAGAAAGCATCGCTGCAGAAGAATACAAATCAGTAGCTACGGCTCCAAAATCTGAAGCTGAGAATCGTTCTCTTTTCCCTGATACTCCGGACCAAGTAGGCGTTCCTAACAAGTCTGAGATGGCCAAAGCAGCTCAGACTCCGGATGTTGGCAAGGTAAAAGACATCGTTGCTAAAACAGACGAAGCAGCGTCTAAACTTACTCCAGAAGAGTTAGACGCCGTTCATTCCTACACTTCTCGCAAAGGAGAGAAGGTTGGTTCTAAGGAATGGGAATCAGCTACTAAGAAACTCACAGTTGATAAGCCAACTGAAGGCGGAACACTTTACCACGGTACCAGACTCCCTCAATCTGAGATTGACAAGATTCTCAAGAACAAGTCTTTCTCAATGTCCAAGCCAACTTCAACTTCTTATAACAAAGATATTGCTTCTGCAATGGCTCACAGTCGAGCAGGAAGAGGTGAACCGGTTGTTTTTCACGTAGATGATATTGACAATGGTATTTCTTTGGCTTCTAGGAAGCTAGGAATCCATGGAACCAATAACGAAAAAGAAATCCTTTTGCATAACAAGGATTTCGCGGTTACAGGTACCAGCAAAGACTCAGACGGAAATCTAGTAATCAATCTCAAACAGAAATTTAATACACCTGAACAACTAAAGGCAAAACTTGAGTCCGGACAAGAGGTTCAAGGTTTCAGCGCCTTACGTCGACAGCAACACGAGGCATTAACTGCTCTTGAAGAAGCCAGAAAAGGTACCGGAGGCGCCACCAAAGAAGGCGCTCACCGTAGAGCGTTGAACTACAAGTCAGGAGAAGGGTCTCCCTATGAGAATGCTGCTTTAGCTCAGGAAGCCGACGCTTTAGGATTGCGTCAGCAGCTAGAAGAGATTCCGGCTACTCGCGAATATCCAGGCCTGAGAGCTAGGGCTTTTGCCGGCGGCGGCGAAGGTCCGATGAATACTCTCAAGGATTTCCTCGGGTTTCGTCTGGACCCTGTTCTCGGTGCCATTGCCGGTCAAGGCAGAAATCCGTATACTGCTTTACCAAACACTCCGGCTGGACGAATCCAACAGTATCTTTTTAGGCAAGGTGTTCCGTTCTATCCATTGCTTGAAGGTAAAGCCGGGTTAGCTGGTGCTCGCTACGCAGACGAAGTTGCAGATAGGAATCGTAAACGATGAAAATGCAAGAATCAATCATTGCCGCCATTTTTTTAGTCAGTTGTGCACAAACTCAACAGCAAGCCGAAACTGCTATCACCACAGTTAAAGCATGCTCGTATCTGCATGATTATGCCGATGATATGACTGATGCTTTGAACGCCAAAGACTGGAATCAGGCCTTGAACATTGCCGGCCAAACTTATATGCGTGCCTTGGAAGACGAAAACGCTCCCTGTCTAAAGGGAGCCAAAGAACTCACTAATCAGGCCACTCAATTTATCGTTGAGCAGTCTAATTTGCAGAATCAGTAAACATCATGGCAAAACATAAGACTATTATCCCATTTCAGGCTACTCAAGTAGCCAGTGGCTCAGGGTTGCCAGCCGCTAACGAGGTTGTAACGCTATTCAACTCGGTTACTGCTTTTGGTCCAAAAGCAATGCAAAACCTAGGAGACAATTACTGGTTTACATATTCCATCGCCCCTAGCACTAATGCCACCGGTAACTCTGTTACTGGCCAGTATTCAAATGATGGCGGAACTACATGGAACGAATTCTATGCTTCCCCAAGCAATGAACCAGTGGGTGATTCCACTACATTCTCTGACGAAGTATTCATTGGAGATTTTCAAGATGTTCGTTTCAAGTACACCAATGGTGCGTCTGCTCAAGCAACTCTGTTTGCAGTAAACATGTCATTGGACGGTAAACAAAGAGCAATGGCTGGTCTCTAATGTATCATCCTAAACTTTGCAAAGAAGTTAGGAAAGGATATTATTGGTTATCTAAAGATTTTACTGGTATCGGAACTACTTCTTTCAGAACCGTAGAAGGTAATGGCAATGTTACTTTCGACCAAGTTCAAGCGACAACCAGTAAACAAGCTACTACTGTAACCAATAACACAACTACTCAATTCTTATATTCTTTCGCCTCAGACCAGAAAACTAAGACCTCTGGCAGCGTTGCCGCCGGATGGACTGGTGCTACATATTATGCTACTTGGTGGAGAATTCCTCTGGATGGTTTGTCCAATACCGGAATTACAACCATATTCGCGCATAACGCAGCTAGTCCTAACTTACGTTGGCGATTCTTCCATACTGGAGGAGTAACTAACACAATGTCTTTAACAGTTAGCGCTGATGGCACCGCAACCCAGACCGATATTTGGGCGGGGCCAACGGATGCTCTTTACCATTATTTAGAGTTAATTTACACTCCTAGTGTTGGAGTAGATTTTTACAAAGATTTCACTCTAATATCTCATAGCACTCAAGCAATCAATATTGCATCATTGGCTAACCCTGCTACTCCACTCGGTATTGGCGGTTCCACAGCCGCCGCTGTTAACACCAATGACCATGAGATGGGTAATTCATACTATACGAACGGTATTCCAACTCTAAAGAACAGGAAAAGACTAGCCGGCGTTTCCGCTCCTAAAAACACTCGTTTTTAATGCCTTCTTTTCTTAAACTCTTAAGAAGGAGACCAGTCTCCCAATCTGATGATGTCAAAAAAGACGTCTTAGATTTAACCACGTTCGTTAACCGTGAACTTCTTCCATTTCTAGCTGAGATTATTCAGCTAAATGGAACTATTGGAAGCACTGGACCAACGGGACCAACGGGCCCCACCGGAGCTACTGGTTCATCCGGAAGTAATGGCGCCACTGGTGCAACAGGAGCAACCGGGCCAACGGGACCAACGGGAGCAACCGGAACTTTCGTTGGAGCAACCGGGGCAGCTAACGGTTATGCAAGTTTTAATACTTACAACAATTCAACCCAGCCAATATTCACCACATCAACTGATATCCCAACTGGAAACTATTTTCATCTGTTCTTACGTGGACCCGGTGGAGGCGGTGGCTCTGGTGGTGTGTCCGGAGGAGGAGGAATTACCGCTCCCGGTGGGGGAGGTGGGGGAGGAGCCGGTTATACACTAGAGCTATGGCTAACAAGAGCTGCTCTTGTTTCCATGTTGCCTATAGTTGTATCTCTTCCTGCGGGCGGGACTGGAGGAGCCGCCGTAACATCAGCTGCTACCGCAAACGGCAATCCGGGAAACGCTGCCAGTGGTGACGCAACAATTAGCGCTAACGGGACTGTAGTTTATACAGCTTTTCGTGGAGGAGGCGGAGCCAGAGGCGCTCCGTCGAACACACAAGGCGGCGGCGGCGGCGGCGGCGGGTCACAGAGCGCGGGAGCTAGCACAACTACATCTTCTGGCGCAGCCGGAGGAAATCCCATTCCGGGTGCTTCTGGTGGCGGAACCTCAGGAGCATCTCTTTTCGGAGGAGGAGGTGGAGCTACCGGAACATCCATAGGCGGAGTCACGGAATGGGGCGGTTCAGGAGCCGGCTGTGGAGCTGCAAATCAGGGCAATAACGGAACAGCAGGAGGACAGTCTACGCGTGGTTCAACAGGAGGAGGCGGCGGAGGTTCAGCCTCTAGCGGCGCTGCGTCAAACGGAGGAACCAGTGGAGCTGTACCCGGTGTCACCGCCACGTCAGGGGGAAACGGAGTAACGGCTAGCGCAACAGGCAATAACGGTGGAACAGCAACGAACGCAAACGAATTTCACGGCGCAACAGGCGGCGGAGGCGGCGGGTCAACCCAGCGCAGCGGTTCAGGCTGCACCGGTGGTTCAGGGTCTAACGGTGGCGAGGGTGGAGGAGGCGGAGGCGGCGGTGGCTCTGCTAACGGAGGCGCATCGTCTACCAGTGGCGCCGGTGGCAATGGCGGCAGTGCTCAACTCATCCTGATTGGATTGCCCGGATAATTCGATTGCTCACAGGCTATTAATCGCCTAAACTAATATGCGGTGATTCACCTAGAAGAGAATAAACGTAAACGTCCTTTCGACACCATTGGTGGCGCTATTAAGCATTTTCGGAAGAAGAACGGTTGGACTCAAGTTCAACTAGCACAGCGTCTTGACGTTTGTCAAGCAACTGTTGCTCATTACGAAGCCGGCAGAGTCGTTCCTCCTCTAAAGATGCTCAAAAGACTATCAACTGAATTTGAATGTTCGCTATCTCTTCTGGCTGACCACCGACTAAACTTCACTTCAAAAGATTAAAAATGGAGCCTTCTTCATGTCAAAACTCAGTAACCTATTTGGGCATCGCCTTGACTGGCGTTTTAGGCCTGGCTACAGCCTTGTTAAAAGCAGTCCTGAATCAGAGCAAGAAGCTTCAGGAACTCGCTCAGTTGCAGAGCCAGATAAACGAGAGACTTCTGACGAGAACAAATCCGACTACAAAAGAGTAGAGAAAAAGTTTAAGTGCCCTACAGAACCCTTTTTCGAAACTCTTAGAATACTTGACGAGTTGCTGTAATGTCATTTAAGTTTGGGTTAAGCAGTCTAAAACAATTAGGAACCTGTCATCCTGATTTGCAGAAAGTTTTGAATGAAGCGATTAAAACCTACGATTTTAGTGTTCTCCAAGGATTCAGAAACGAAGAAGACCAAAACCGGGCTTATGCAGAAGGAAACTCCAAAAAAAGGTGGCCAGACGGAGAACACAACAAATACCCGTCGGAAGCGGTAGATTTAATCGCTTACGACAAAGACGGAATGCCATGGAAAGATTCGGTAAGATTCGGTGTTCTTATCGGTCATATCCAATCGGCCGCGACTAGAGTTGGAGTAAAAATTCGCTGTGGTCTTGATTGGGACATGGACGGAAAGTCAGAAGACGAAAAGTTCAAAGACCTTGGGCACATTGAACTTTATAAGGTTGACGGCTAGCGCCGTCGCTGATATACATGATAGACGACGGGAAGGGCCGGGTACCGGAAGGTATCTGGCCTTTTCTTTATGCCGCGTTACCCAGTCTGGAACAGTCAATACAGATGGACGACTTTCACGGTGTCATCTGCTGATGCTATCCAAACATCCTGTATTCCATCGTTGACCTTCTTAAGGTACCTTTCCTCTGCAAATTCCAACGACAAAACGGGAGCATCGTAATCGTTGCTGAAGCAAACAACAGGAACATCCTGTAATTTCATCAATGTCCTGGCCAATTCGTGCGTAGTCATGTGCTTGCCCAATCTGAAACAGTCAGAAATCAATGCATCCATACTCGTCTTCTTTTATAGTATAAAAGCACCTACTTACTCCACGATGCTTCATTGCCATCTGGCATCCCATACATGGCCTGGCTATCGCAACGGCCGAATTCTTCAAGATTCTTGATACATATACGATAGAACCAGCATCAAGCTTGCGAGAAAGCCTGGACTCTGCATGAGCCGAAGGAGTTCTTTCTCCTTTCGTTCCTCCATTCGTTGCCGTAACAATCGCCCCGTCTCGTCGTAGGCCGATGGCGCCAAGAAGGTATTTACGCGATTGCTGACCATTTAAAGCAACTCCTGCAGCTCTTTCCAACATCCGTAGCATTTTGCGACTACTTGTTTTTAGTAATTGCACCCATAGGGTGATTGCAATATTATTATCTCTTAAAAATGGCAACAGAAGAAGAAACCATCCCGAAACCAAAAAGTAAAACTGTTGTCACAGAACAATCAAAGGATAACAATATGGCAAATGATACCAATTTCGCAGCAAGCCCTTATCCAGTTTACAACATGGGTAATGGTGACGATGATTCGGTTCAGCAGTCTCTGCTAGTCAGTCATTCGGCAGCCTCGATTGAACGTAACCAGGATAGCAACTTTGGCGCTGGTCGCCAGCAGTTTACCCATCGCGACGTTCTGGCCTCTGGCAAAGACGGACAGGTAACGACTCTTGTTACCAAGCATGATTTGACGGTTCATCTTAAGGATTCTGAGCGTCGGCAGGCTGAGCGTCTCGCTCGGATTGAGGCTAAACTTGATAACCAGCAGATTATGACTCTTTCTGCTCAACTTGCCGAGTCAAAGGCTGACGCGCGAAATGCTACTCTTGAACAGGCTTTGACAGCTATTCTTAAGAAAATCGGTGGATAAGTAAGATAAGATAAGTAGATTGGTCTTTGGCCGGGAGAAATCCCGGCCTTTTTACTTTCTCGGAGTCAATCCTTTATAATCCCAAGGGTCCTCGCCCAATTCCATATCATTTTCCAGCATCCTAAGCATTGCTTTTATCTGGCCAAGCGCCAGTTTTAAGATAAACAATTCCATCTTCTCTTGTGATTAAATCAAGGTTTCCAGCCCAATGTTTCTCTGCATAAAAATCAGGATGCGGCTCATTTTCTTCTGATTTCCAGATATGGACTGCGGCGTCATGAATACTATCGAATGACGGGTCAAATTCTGGGTAAAACGAATTAAACTTCTCTTTCCTTAAGGCGCAAATCCATCCAGCAAAACAACAGGCCGTTTCGCATGAAGGTGCATTATTGTCGTATTCGTCTTTTACGTATTGCGACATATCGAAAGTGTTTTTGTCATCTTCGATAACCGCGATCAATTCATCTTTTAGAGACATATTTACCTAGGTTTCAATCCTTTATAATCCCAAGGGTCCTCGCCCAATTCCATATCATTAAACGTCAGACAGGAACGCAGCAAGCTTCTCCCATAGTATCTCAGAACGAATTCAGAATTAGTCTCAACGATATCACAAAGATATCCATCGAAAGCAAGATTGAATTCTTGAAAGTCTGGCCCGCTCATCACAGTTCACAATATAAACAGTACAGTGCAAATGCTATCAAGGCAACTATCCCCACGGTTAAAGAAGTTGCGCAGATACAAAGAAGAATCTTAATGTAAATCATATTCCAGTGCTCCCGAATCCCGATTTGCCTCGTTCAGTTTCCGTTAGCTCATTAACCGCCACCATCTCAACTGGTTCAACCTTTTGAATTACCATCTGGCAAATCCTCGCACCATCTCGGATTGAGAAATGCTTGAAGGAATGGTTGAAGACGTTGGCCATTACCACACCTCGATAGTCGCAGTCAATGGTACCATGAAGCACGCAGATTCCATCCTTGCCAAGGCCTGACCTTGACCGGATGCGAGCCTCGTAACCCTCGGGCAGCTCCATTGAGAAACCCAGGGAGATGAGTTTGTTCTCTCCGGGTCTCAACACGTCTACGTCCACGATGCCTGGGATGATATGCGCGTAGCAGTCATATCCAGAAGCGTATTCATTTGCCTTCTTCGGAAGGTGCGCACCTTCCTGCAACTTAATCTTTACATTAATCATACGCCTCCAATGGATTCTAGTAGATTATCCACAGCATACTCAGGGAACCAGTAATATTCTGTCCTTAACGCTCCCACTCTAGCGGCCCAAGCTGTAGAATCCTGCTGGTCACAGTAGACAGTAATTTTGCCATCAGAATATTCTCCAGGCTCAATCTTCTTAAAGGTCCTTCCTGCTCGCTCAAAAGAATCACGACTATAACAGTCTTTTGCTTTCAAATCAGATACTAGCATTCTTTATATCCTTATACAGTTTCCTGGCAATTTCTTTATCAGCACTGTTTAGCCTGAATCCCTTGCCGGCAATGAACTTTACCAATTGCTGCGCCTGTTGTCGAGTTAATGTCGCGTCATCGCAGACGCCGCATCTCTTCAACAAAGCATACTGTTTTTCTGACAGAGTTTCTGTCTGAACAGCTGTTACTTTTAATTCAACGCCTTTTTCGAATTGCCCCGAGGCTTCAAAGGGGTCGAATTCTTCAGTAGAATGTACCGTTCTTGATTGAACAGTGCGAGCGATTCTGGAGATTCCAAGGTCCACTCTGACTTTGTCTGATTCAGTTCCTTCTGAATCATCGCTTGGTCGTTCTTCGTCAGTTTCAGCACGATTCTTTCGTTCTTTTGGCTCTTTTGGCTCTTTTGTTTCATTTTCTACCGGTTCTAAGAATGATTCAGCGCTAATAAGATTCAGATTCGCAGAGATTCCTACAAAGTCCAAAATTTGCATGTATGGTTTTACTGAATCCGCTATTGCCGATATACGGTCTGGCGCATTCGTAAACCCATTCAGCAAGCCTGCCAGGGGGCGAGTTCCACGTCCAGCTCTCTGTACATACGCAGCTCGACTGAGCGTTGGCGCGCACATCCCTATCACAGAAGCTTCTGGCCAATTGAATCCCTCGGTTGCGATACCAACGTTACATAGCCAATTGGCATGTCCCTGTCGTAGGCGATTGACCAGAATCCTTCTTTCTTTTCCGGTAATCTTACCATCAACGTAAACGCTAAGGTCGGGTATTCTTTTGTTGAGAAGTTCAGAAGTAAGCTTCGCTGAAGCGCAACCAGGGAAGAAAAGAATCCCTTTGTCAAAAGCAAAGTCAGCCGCAATGACATCAGCAATAGCTGAAGCTCCCTTAACCATTTCATCATCCAACGCCTGTTCATCAAAATCTCCTGACTCTTTCGTCTTTACTTTGGTTAGGTTAATGGAATCAACAACTATCCGCCTACCGCGTATAGGCACCAAGTATCCTGATTCGATTCCCTCTCTAATGCCCATTCGGTATGAACAAACTTCAAATGGGAGCTTTTTACCATCAGCTCTTGCATCTGTAGCAGTAAGTCCAATAAGTCTTGCTGACTCAAAGTGTCGTAAAAGTCTTTTGTAAGCTTCACTAGCAGAATGGTGCGCTTCATCGATGATAATGAGACTGAAATGTTTAGGGTCAAATTTGTCTAGCCTCAGTGATACTGTTTGGATGGTTCCGACTACGATTCTCTCGCCTAAATGATGCTCAGGTCCTCTTTCAATCCCTAGCACTTCTCCAGTGATTTGCTCAATCTCTTGGTAGGCGTTCTGAAGTAGCTCCTCAAGGTGCACCAGAACGAGCACTCTACCTTTCCAGGATTCGATAATCTTCGAGAATAATATCGTCTTTCCGAGACCTGTAGCAAGCACAATGAGAGAAGAACGATGGCGTCGTAAATCACTAAGGCAAGCTTCATATGCTTCCTGTTGATAATCTCTCAGCTGTATTTTGCTGGTTTCGGACTTAACAACATCAATGACAAGACAATCAGGAACTCTATTGGGCAAAGCATCGTATATGTTTCCAAAGACTTCAATCGTCAGAGCCATCTTCCCAGATTTTTTTCAAGTAGCAATCACCTAATAGCTTGTCAATTGTTTTCTTACATGGCGAAATCATCACAATCTTGTCGTCGCCATCCCATCTGTATGCAGCCAGTGCCAAAATTTTAGCTGAAGGATTGACTATATGCCAATTATAATGAAGTTCCCGAATCAAAACGGCATCTCCTCAGTTTCGGGTGCCGGGTCATTGACCGAGCACCAGTCAGAGTGACCAGTTGGAGGATACGGAGCGCAAGCCTTCACGGCACCGCAAGTGCAAACCGCATAGCTTGCCATGACGTCTGACTTCTTCATTGGCTCAGGCATAATCGGAACATAACTATACCATCCACGCCCGCCTGGAGCAGACGATGGGTTACCTTTCACTGTAAAACTCATTGAAATCTCCGATGTTTCAGAACTAGTTCACGTCTCAAGGCAATGCAGACAGCTGCTAGATACTCTAGGTCATGAATATCCAATTTGTCAGTATCAACTCTTTCAATAGACTGTGCCAATTCATTGACAAACTTATTGTAAGTGATGTCGTAGCCTTGGTACATCCTAGAAAGAGCTGAAATGTATTCCTCAGCTTCTAGCTGCATTCTTTCGGTTGTAGCGTCTTCAAATTTAATTAGACTATTCACTAGAACCTTTCAGAATCTCCAGGGCGCGCATGACTGGCCCGACGTACTCGCCACGCCGTGGCAGCGAAAGCACATGCTCCAGCTCCGCCACGGCTTCGGCGATGTGGGTCCGTTCAGTGGCCAGGTCATCAGCCAACGCCGCCGTTTGAACGCGCAGGTGTGACTCCAGCTCGGCCACCCGTGCCAGCGCGGCGTCGTAGAGCCGCTCTACTTTGGTACATACTCCACCAGCAAATGCGAGCAGGCGCCGCTCCTCAGCGGTCAGCGTTTCCTGTTCGCTCGTGACTCCTGTTTCCCCTTTAGGCCCGCAACAACCGCTAGCGGTGCCTGATTGGCATCCAGACTGCGGACAGGTTCCAAATGGACACGGCCTGCTTGAAGAGTTCATCATAGGTCCTTAATTTGCTAGGCATTCGCACGTATAGGAACGCTCTCCGCAAGATTCGCACTCCGGGAAGCGCGGTTGTTTGCAACCGCCTACGCATACTCTAGCTGCTTTGGTTAGCGGCACACCCTGAGCTCCACAGTCCATGCATCCTGGACCATTATACGGGTGAAGCGTTTCCTTTTCGGTATTGTCAGACATAGTCCACGAATAACCGGTTTATCGCTATACCGGAAACGTCTACAAACCCTACTTACTCAAACTTATCTTCGCGCTCAGAAGGCTCGCGAATCTGAACATCCATCCCAGGAATCACCGGAACATCAAGCTTTAGATTCAAAGAGCCATCCTTGTTTTCCCAGGCAGACCCGATTTTCATCCAGAAAGCTTTTCCGCCTTCTTTAACTGCAGGCTTAATGTAAAAAACATCCTTACGACTACTATTCGCCATTATTGTTTCTCCTTTCAACAATACTAAATCCATTGTATGAATCATAGTCTCTGCGTATTTCTACTTTATGTACATAGCACAGAACCATAAGTATTTTACGAAGTTCTTCACGAACCGAACTAAGACCAGAGAGCGTATCCCGAGTAGACTGTGAATAACAATCTCTTTCAGAAGAACTCATTATTACTCCTTAGTTCACTGAAGTAAGGTTTCCCTTATTTTTCTTCTCAGCTTTCATTGTAAAACTGCCAAAATCAAATGTTACTTCCTTGTTAATAAGTTTGTCTACAGCATTTCCAGGTCTCATATTGTTATCATCAGCAGTATAACAAAATTCTTGCCAAGACCTCTTAACTGCGTAGATGGACAAACCAATACCTGACAAAAAACCAGATAGAGCCGACACAAAATAAAACATTCTATTT